GAAGTAAGAAAGAAGATGCCAATATGGATGTACCCTATATTTAGAATATGAAAGGAGAAAGATATGGTACGAACTAAAGAAGAAATACTCGAGCATATTAAGTCAAAGATTGGTGATAGTGTTGACGACAAAGACTTAGCAATGCTTGAAGATATAAGTGATACAATAGACGACTTAAACAGCCGAGTAAATGAAGCAGGAGATTGGAAAACCAAGTACGAAGAAAATGACAAAGCATGGAAGCAGAAATACCGTGATAGGTTTTTCAATACTGAAGCTAAGGAAGAGATAGCAGAACACGAAAGAGAAAAAGAAAAAGAAAGAGAGATTGATGTACCTAAGAAACTATCGTTTGATGACCTTTTCTCCTCGGAGAATGGTGATAAAAAATAATGTAAAGGAGATATAAAACAATGGCTAAAAAGATTGCTATTAGCACACTTAATGCTTCGACACTTGATATTCTTAATACCATTAGACAGAACGCCAGCTATGAGTATCAGAGTCTTGTGCCCGAAGTAACATCTGAGCACGATGTTCCAGCTGTTGGACAGGTGCTTATGGGTTATCCTGCAATGGCTAACCAGTTCCTCAATGCACTCGTTAACAGGATTGCACTTGTGCAGGTAAAATCATCACTCTATAACAACCCATATGCTAGACTTAAAAAGGGTTACTTAGAGTTCGGTGAGACAATCGAAGAAGTATTCGTTGAGATTGCAAAGGCTAGAGAGTTCTCAGCAGAAAAGGCGGCTAGCAGAGAGTTGAAAAGAACGCTTCCCGATGTTCGCTCAGCTTTCCATGCTATGAACTGGAGAGTACAGTACCCTGTTACAATACAGGATGAAGACCTCAGAATGGCTTTCCTTTCAATCAACGGTGTACAGGACTTGATTGCAAAGATTATCGATGCTGTATACACAGCCGCTGAGTATGATGAGTTCCTTCTTTTCAAATACCTTATGATTAAGGCTATCTCACATGGTATGATGAAGCCCGTATCAATTGGTGCTGGAACTGACATGAAGGAAGCTGCTGTTGAGTTCAGAGGAACTTCAAATGACCTTACATTCCTTAGCACTAAGTACAACATGAATGGTGTACATACTAAGACTGATAAGGCTAACCAGATTATCTTCATGGATAGCCACTATAATGCTAAGTACGATGTTGATGTTCTTGCATCTGCTTTCAATATGGATAAGGCAACATTCATGGGTAGTCTCTACCTCATTGATGATTGGACAACATTCGACAATGAGCGTTTCGATGTTATCAGAGCTAACTCAGATATGATTGAAGAGGTTACATCTGAGGAACTTGCACTCCTTGCAAATGTAAAGGCTGTTATTATCGATGAAGAGTGGTTTCAGGTTTACGACAACCAGACTAAATTCACAGAGGTATATGTATCATCTGGTGAATACTGGAACTATAACCTTAATATCTGGAAGACTGTTTCATCCTCACCTTTCAGTAATGCAATCGTGTTTGTAACATCATCTGCTACAATCACAGCACCTGCATCACTTAAATTCAAGGTAACTGCAATGACTGGTGATAAGCACAATGACATTGTAACCCTTGAACTTTCAGATGATAGCGGTATTGAGTCGGGAGCAGAAGCTAAGTTCATCCAGAATGAAGCACTTACAACTGACGGTGTTGCTGTTCATCCTTATGGAGCTTTCATCATTCCTAAGAAGTCAACACCTATCACAATTCAGCCCGAAGCTGTTATCATACCTCTTGATACAAAGTATCTTCTTGGTAGTGCAGTTGGAGTTGCTGACCTTTCAGTTGGCTCTGAAATTACACTTGCAAAAGAAACTTGAACCATGTAAATGAATAGGGGTAGTCCTAGTGGCTACCCTTATATTTTAAAAGGAGAAGAATAATTATGGCTTATATTGTACCAAACAGTACACTACAATTGTTCAAAGGTATTGCCTTAGATAATAGATATTTAGATACTGTGTACTTTGCAAGCGAAGCAAGCCAAAACTCTGCTTTTAGTTCAAAGGTGTTCAAAACATATAATGAACTTACATATAGAAGAAATACATGGAATAGTGTAAAGATTGAAGCACAGGCTGGTGAACTGTTAGGTGTTACTTATATGCGTTTTAAAAACACCAGAGCTGAGAATATGTGGTTTTACTGCTTTGTCAACTCTGTTGACTATGTTAGCGAAACAACTTGTATCATCACATACGAGATAGATGTTATCCAGACATGGTTCATACAGAAGGGTAAGATTAACCCTTGCATGGTATTAAGAGAGCATCCACTTACTGATAATTATATTGATAATCATGAACCAGAACCGATTGGCAATGACTTATATCAGTATGACTTCATAAGAACAAGCGATAAGTTTGACAGTTATAGTGTTATTATTCAATCAAGTGGTAAACCTACTCCCGCAGACTCATTTAAAAATGGCGTATTCTGCGGTACAAAATATCAATCGGTTGTGTGCGACAATGTGACACAAACAGATGATGTTATAGATGCCTTAGATGCACTTTTAGGTGAATGGGAAATGGGCGAAAGACTGGAAGAAGTAGTTAATTTATTTACTTTCCCGACAAAGCTGATTAACCCTAGTGTAAATGCTGGTTCAATTTCTTTAGACCTAAGGCCAGATAGATATTTCAAAGGCTACCATCCAAAGAATAAGAAGTTGTATAATTATCCATACACCTTCCTTCTTTGTACAACCATGAACGGTGATGCTAATACCTATAGATGGGAAGGCTTTACTGCACCAAGCGCGCCTTTTGATAAGATAATCTTTGAGTTAGCTGGCTCTGTACAAGGTGGCGGGCAAGCTATGTGCTATCCTCAATGCTATATGGGGGTTGAATACAACTACGATGCCTGCGTTACTATTGACAACTTCCCTAAGAACTCATTTACATATGACGCTTACCAAGCATGGGTTGCTAGCGGAGGAAAGACTAGACTTGAAACAAGCGAGAAGTTCTTGAAAGCCAGAGGTATAACACAGTTAATATCAGATGCTAGTAATATTTCAAATAACCACGCACAGATGGCTACTGGTATGGTATCAGATGTAATGAGTGTTGGTAAGACCTATGCACTAAAGGGATGGCCAGCTAGTTCCGTTCAAGCTACCGCTGGTGCTTTAGGAAATGCGTCAGCTAGACGAAACGCAATGGTTCAATCTGAGATTGGCTTAGTGAATGATGTTATTGATTATGCAGAAGCAAAGATGAAAATATCCTATCAGTGGAAAGATGCGGCATATAACCCCAATCCTGTTGTTGGTGAACAGTTGCCAAACATAGCTGTTGGTGGTAAATACCTTGACTTCTATTTCTTCAATGTTCATGTGCATGATAGTGAAATGAAGAAAATGGATGATTTCTTATCTTGCTACGGATATGCTACAAACAAGGTTAAGATACCTAACTTGACTGGTAGAAAGTATTGGAACTTTGTACAGACTGAAAATGCAACTATTTCTGGTGACATGCCAGCCTCATCAAAGGAAGCACTTGGAAGAATATTTGATGGCGGTATCACATTCTGGCATAGCTTGGATAAAGTTGGCAATTACTTGCAGAGTGTAACTGAGGGAAGTATTAACAATCCTATTGTATAAGGAGAAATGATTATGAGTAGAAGACATAAAACAAATTTTGAAGAAAGTTTGTTGGGAAACAATAGGGCATACGGCTTTTACCTTGAAAGATTAACTGAGCTTGCAATATCTATGTTCGAATGGAAGAACCTTCCCGACACTGTTGACGAGAGATTTCTTGAACTGATATTATTCACAGACGGGCAAGCAGTATTCTTCAAAGATGAAGACCTTGGTGACTTCCTCGCTTTGCAAGTATTAGTCAATGGTAAGATGAACGTGTACCGTATTCCTATCAAACGTAGAGCATTTGCTATTGATGGGTATAATTACAACCTTGATATTAAGAATAGCGTTATTATCTATAACAATTTCCTTAGAACTAACAGCTATAGATTGTGCGTTATGTTTGCTAAGAAATTGTACAATCTTGACAGAATTATAGACGTTAACGCTAATGCACAGAAGACACCAGTACTCTTGAAAACTAGCGAAGAACAGAGATTATCTCTACTTAATGCTTACAAGGAATGGGATGGAAACCAGCCTGTTATTTATGGCGATAAAGGTCTTGACATTAATGCGTTCACTGTCTTGAAAACTGACGCACCTTATATGGGGGATAAGTTGTACCAGTTGAAAACGCAGTATTGGAATGAAGCACTTACTTACCTTGGCATATCTAACTTGAATATGCAGAAGAAAGAAAGACTTGTATCAGATGAAGTTTCTCGCTCACAAGGCGGTGTTATCGCTTCACGTTATAGTAGACTCGAAGCAAGAAGACAGGCGGCTCAGAAGATTAATGACATGTTTGGTCTTAATATTGAAGTTGATTATCGTGAAGATTTCCGTGAGATTGACAGAAATTTCTTGTTCGAAGATAGTTCTACTGGTGGTGGAATGAGTAGGGTTGCCCTTGATGAAAAAGATGTAAGATAAGGTGGTGATGCTATGAGTAAATATACAACTGAGGTTAGATTTATTTGCGAGACATACGCTGGTCTTGATGAAAGTGCAGACTTTGTGGGCATACAAGAAGTTCTTGACAAGTCTAGGGATAAGGTGTTTGACTTTGACTTCCCGATATTCGATGAGAACTATCGTAGTGTACTGGAAGACAAGATACTCAAGCACTATTATACCAGAGAGATTGGTGCTGAAACCATCGGCTTGTGGAAATTGTGGCTCGACAGAAGGTTAAATGAAATTATGCCTTATTACAACCAGCTTTACGCTAGTGAGTTGATTAAGTTTAACCCCTTATATGATGTTGACTTGACAACAACACATAGTAAATCAGATGATAGAAATGATAACATGACTGAAAGCTCACTGAAAGTAGGCAATAGAGACACT